TGAAAATCGGTAATGTTAATTGACTATGTTAAGCGTGGGTGTTTTCTCCTTTTGACCCGAAAGTTTTTGATAAAAAAACCGACAAAACCTCAAGAAAGGTGGTGAAGAGCCACAAGTCCGTCAGGCAGTTTAACTAAATAGTTGCGGGTATAATAATCAAATCCAGGCTCTCGTCCTCCATGCGAACTTGGTCCTCATGGCAGAAATGCTCACATAAACCCCGCAGGGTAATCCGGAGAAAAACTGAAAAGTCCTCCGGAAGACAATAGGCCGAGATGCAATAGCAAGCACATCTCGTTACCCCTCTTAGCATAGTGAACGACATTTAACAAAGTCACCAAAGTTCACCTTAGCCACTCTCTCTCCCACATGAGGCTAAATGGGCTTGCTATATCCACCCCTAATCAAAAAAAAAAGAAAAATATGCCATCAAAAAAGACAAAAAAAAATATACAAAACTTTGTTAAAATGGTGGAAGACCGTAAGGGGTTTGTATCGATCGAGGAATTATTATGTGATCTTATCACGCTCTATTATGAATGCCCAGGTCATTCACAAGACCATAAATACCTTCATGGACTACCACCTAATGAGCAGCTTATGATGATGCACCGGAGGTTGCAAAAATACGTTTTTTCACTATGATATATAATATATGGAAAACGAAAAATATAATGATATTGTTCGATTGATCGAGCAGAAAGCCATTACCTTGTCGCTGATTTTCGACCCTCAGGTCAAAAAGGATATGCGGGATGATATTCGGAAATTGATAGATGAGGCGATAAATATAAAAAGGAATGGACGAATTACGAGAGATATATGACCATTATTGCGTTGAGCCAGTCCTTGTGCTACCAACCAATAATGAAATAATACAACAATATGAGGTCTCGACTAAGGCAATGGTCAGGTTTGCCATTGTAGAGAGGTATATGGGTGATGGTGAGCTGGAACGGTTAGCGAGGAATATAGATACGTATTTCACACTGATACGATTAGTGCCTGAGCAGGGCTTGCCATCAGCGATGCATCTTCTCCAAAACGTTGATAAGTTGTGTCAGATTATTACCAACTTGGCGATCGAACAAGAAAGATATGAAATCGCCCATAATATGTCGCAACTCCGCAAAAAAATAAACGAAAATTATTGAAAAAAGAAATAGACACACACTTTACCAATAATTACGCAAAATACCTGCTTGTGGCGAAGAATATTCTCTCAAACAGCAAATACCCCACAGAGTTAGCAGTCATGCTTGTGACGGACGCGTATGAGCACGTATTGGCGAAGGATATATGCGGTACACCCGGGTATATTGACAGCGTAGTCATTAATTATATGAATATGCAAATAAAATGGCAAAAAACTAAATTTAAAAAAGAAAACTTCATCGAGGACAATTATACCCGTGAAGGTCGCCCAGACGACAAAGAGACTCTTTTTAACAATATAATAGACGAGGAATATGTGGAGGATGACCACGAACGTCGACTCGCTCACGTACAAGAGCGGCTTTCCAAACTTGACTCCGCAGGTAAACGCCTATATCATGCAGCGATTGCTGGACCACATAATAATAGCGGTAAACTATCACGTTTTATGGACATAAACCGCAGCACCTGCTATTATATGATTCGTGATTTAAAAATTTATTTAAAGGATGGATATATGGACTAAAATAGCATTTACGGTCGCACTGGGTATTTTAGCGACTCGAAGTGAGCCAATGATATTATTGCGTGAATGGGTTGGACTCTCCAACGACACCCACATTCCGAGCCATATGCTAAATTTTATAAAAAAATTAATAAATTGTGCCTGGTGCCTGACATTTTGGCTCGGTTTATTTCTATTCGGACCGGTCGTTGGAGTGATCGCATCCGGTATCGGTTTTCTAATCGACGAAAATTTTTGAAAAAAAAAATGGCAAACTACAAAAAAGATGGAAGTGACCGTGCAGAGGCACACTTCACCCCAGCCGACTTGATCGAAGAAATGATCGATATATTACATTACCACTATAAAGGAGAAATAGCCGAATATTTGGAACCAAGTGCAGGTGATGGTCGCATAATCGACTATTATGGTGACACCCCTTATATCGCATATGACATAAACCCTCTCCGGGAAGATATAATCGAAGCAGATTATCTGAAAACTAAAATACCATATAAGGAGGGAAGGGTCTGCATAATGAATCCTCCTTTCGCCAAGGGACTGAAATTCGTCAAAAAAGTGATGCAGGAATGTGACTATTGCGTTGCAATTTTGGGGACTGCATCGATAATAAATTTCGATTATGATAATTATATTGCAGACGAGATAATTTATATCAAAAAGGTGGACTTCGGTAGCTGTAAGGTGGATGTCGCCCTGATGGCATTTAGAAAAAAATAAAATGATATGGGTTACGAAAAAAGGGGTGATATAGAAAAAGGTTATCCTTCTATTAAACACATTCTTCGTTCGCCAGTGGAGGACTATCATTGTCTCCTGCCCGACAATTATGATAAAGATTATTTTATTTATAAAGCAACTAATGCATTCCGGGAAGTTTCCGTGGAGGATTTTCATCGTTGGCAATATGCTGCATATATCTTTTTTGACAAAAAGATTTATGATAAAAATCATATTGAAAACTGGATAAAATGGATAAAGGTCAATAGGTTGGATTGTCGTTTTTTAGACAAGCCATTTCCAGCGTTTGACCCGAATAAAATAAAAGTGAGGAACTATGGGTTACGAAAAAAGGGGTGATATAAAAAAAGGTTTTAGTCGCATTATATACAGTCGCCATTCGCAAGTGGAGGACTATCATTGTCTCCTTCCTGACAATTATGATAAAAATCATTTTATTTATAAATGCACGAATGCATTCCGGGAAGTCTCAGTGGAGGAGTTCCATAGGTGGGATTATGCAGGCTATATCTTTTTTGACAAAAATAAATATGACAAAAATCATATAGAAAAATGGATAAAATGGATAAAGGTCAATAAAGTTTTATTTCCTTATATGAGCAAACCCTTTCCAGTGTTTGACCCGAATAAAATAAAAGTGAGGAATTATGGGTTACGGAACTGACGGAATAATCGAAAAAGGATACCGTAGCATAATATACCGTCGCAGTTCGTCAGTGGAGGACTATAAAAGTCTCCTGCCCGACAATTACGATAAAGATTATTTTATTTATAAAAAAACGAATGCCTTCCGGGAAGTCTCAGTGGAGGAGTTTCATCGGTGGAATTATTCCGGCTATATCTTTTTTGACAAAAATAAATATGACAAAAATCATATAGAAAAATGGATAAAATGGATAAAGGACAATAAAGTTTTATTTCCTTATATGTCAAAACCTTTTCCACCTTTTGATCCACAGAAAATAAAAGTCCGGACAAATTTATAAAAAAAATAATTATTATTATGAAGCTGGACGACATTTTAAATACACCGGAGTTAACTGCGGATACCGCCGAACCCTTTTTTTCCCTCCATAATAAACTATTCGAGGAGGTGGAGTGGTATATGCATTCACAGGCAACGAGGGAGAGGGTGATGGACAACCTCCGTGAATGGGTCAAATTCATGCAAAGAATTTTCACTGTGAATGTCCGTGGTATGACAAAAGCGGATAAAATCCGAATGTTGAAAACTCATAATGCACTATTGCCTGGTGTCAAGGAAATATCATATTCCTGTGCAAGTTGTCGCAATCGGATGATAAACCGACTAAAAAAAGAACTATTATAATAATGACAATTTCAGAAAAAAAGGAAAAAAATAAAAGAAAGTTTTTGGATGCTATACGTAAGCACGGTGGTATCACTGCTGCCGCCCGTGCGACGAATATATCACGCAGTTGCCATTATGAATGGTATCACGCGGACGAGGCATATAAACGGGAGTTTGAGGATATTGAGGACGAGCAGGTGGAATACGTGGAGTCCAAGCTGATGGAGCATATCGACGCGGGTAGTGAGCAGTCAATCCATTTCTACCTGAAATATAAGGGTAGGACTCGCGGTTTCAATAAAACGATTAACCACACCAACAACGGGGGGAGTTTTGACCCGATACAAATAAAATACGTTCGACCAAATGATGAGGAATGATGTCCTATTGACGACACTTGCATTGGCAGGAAGGTTTAATTCGAGCTACCGGGTACAGGAGCTTAAGAATAGGACGAACCTTTTGATTGCCATAAACCGACAGGAGGGACTCCGTATATTGTCCGATATTGTCCGGGACTTTTGGCAGTTCGTGCCTTTTGGTGCCAACGTGGTAAGGACCGGACAGGACGTGCATGTCCGTAAGGGAGTTTTTTTCCACACTTTTGGTTTCATATTCACGGGGGAAAAGGCAGTCAGTGAGTCCTTTGACTTGCTCAGGTTGCAACCCGACTCCTCCAATGTTGACGTATTGCAATATAATCGCGAAGAAAAATGGCTTGACGTTCGTTTTCATTCGGGTGAAGTTTATCGATATTTTGACATCGATTACAGAACTTTTGAGAACGTATGGAAGGGGAGGGCAACCTGCACCACCAAGGGCTCGTCGCCATATGGCAACTGGTGGATCGACAAAAACCCCTCCACCGGCTCGGCGGTATGGGAATACCTTCGTCGCACCAAAAAAGATTTTCAAAAATTATGACAATTGAGTTTAAACCCTCGCCAAAACAAAACCTTATATTTGACTATTTCAATGACAAATATACGACAGAAATATTGTATGGTGGTTCGGTTTCGTCGGGAAAAACGTATGCACTCTGCGCACTTTTGGTAATGAAGTGCCTGCAATACCCGGGTATTCGCGTAGGACTCGCGAGGCAACGACTTACCACCCTGAAGAGGAATACGGTCAGCACCCTGCTCAAGTTGCTTAGGGATTGGCAATTGTCAGCGGATAAGCATTTCAAATATAATCAGCAGTCCGGTGAACTTACGTTTTTCAACGATAGCAAAATTTTATTGTGTGAATTGGCATACAACCCCAGCGACCCCGAATATACAAGGATCGGTGGACTCGAGATCACTTTTGGTGCCATCGACGAGGCAGGTGAGACCCACGAGAAAGGCAAGGAGATTTTCCAGTCCAGGATAGGTCGGTGGTTGAACGACAAATATGATATAAAACCATTATTATTTTTGACTTGTAATCCGACAAAAAACTTTCTTTTCCGGGATTTTTATATGCCACAAAAAGAGCATAAAATGCCGGAGCACCGTAAATTCATCCAGGCATTACCACAGGACAATCCATATGTCAGTCAGGCATATCTGGACAACCTTGACCGCACTTTATCACACCTGGAAAAACGTCGCCTATTATACGGAGACTGGGAAGTCCATGATGATTCAGAGGCATTGTTCGCTTACGAGGATATAGTCTATTTGTACGAGGATGACTCGCTGGACCGGGGTGATAAACAGATGCGACTGAGCTGCGATATAGCCTTCACGCTGGACGAATGCGTTTTCGTGGTTTGGGAGGGCAAAACAATTGTCAAAATAATAAAAAAGGATAAAATGGTCAAAACGACCGTGGTCGACACCATCAAAAAAATATGCGATGAATATAAAATACGCTATGACCACGTGGCCTGGGATGCTGATGGTGTCGGACTTTATCTGCGTGAGCATTTTCCCGGTGGCAAGGAAATCCATAATGGTTCCAAGCCGATAAAAAATGATGGCTACCGCAACCTTAAAACGGAATTATTTTTCACACTTTCAGAAAAAGTGAAAAAGGGTGAAGTGAAAATAAAGGAGGAAAATTATTCGTCCGAGGTGATGGACCAGTTGTCCGTGATAAAGCATAAACCTCGTCATACCGGAGACAATAAGATCGAACTTATACCCAAGGCGGAGATGGTCCGGATATTGGGTCATTCGCCGGACATTGCGGATGCCATGGCTTATGGTATGATTTTCCATTTAAAGTCCGGTGTCCTAGAACCGACAGATATAGTTTTCATAGGTTTTTGATTACCTCCTATAGACCTCCTATAGGAGGAATTGTGGCAAAGGTAGTGAACCTTTTCTTTTTAGATTGTCGTGTGGTAACCTCCTATAGGAGGAATTGTGGCAAAGGTAGTGAACCTTTTCCTTTCGTAATGTCGTGTGGCGGACAATGGGGATTATTTACCTCCACCAAAGTTGTGACAATGTCCTCCTTTGATTTAACAAAACTCTAAAAATAATAATTATATTAAAAAGTCGAAAATATGACAATACAGGAATATTTACAGGAATATGTCAAGAGCACGGCACTTAAACTTGGTGGAGAAGAAGCCATCAGCGAAGTGTCCGGTGGTGGATTAGAAGGATTCGAGAGCTCCCTTGAAGAAATAAATGGATGGTCGGGTGATAGCCTGATATTCTCTCAGGTTGAGGGTGATAGGGTAATCCTTCGTGCGAATGGTGCTGGTCCATTGAACCTATATGGTGGAACAACCAATATAGGTCTGTTACCAGTTTTTGGTGGTAGCAACACAGGTAGCAATATAACTAATATATTTGGGGGGACTCAGATTAATTTAACATCAACTGGTGATATAGATTTAAGTTCTCAGAGCAACAATGGTAGCCTAACCTTAAGAGCAGGTTCAACCGCATCGAGTCGTGGAATAACAATCCAATCCAATGCTGCCGGTGTTGGCGAACTAAAAATCCTGATGAGCGATATAAATGGTGATGCTGGATTACCAACTGGAACTGCATCACTGGTTGCTAACCAGTTGTGGAATGATGGTGGAACCATCAAGATTTACACCCCGTAAAAATAAAAAAAATAAATAAAAAAAATGGATATTAAAGATTTTTTAACAACTTATGTCAAGAGCACGGCACTTCGCCTCGGTGGGGAAGAAGCCATCAGCGATGTGCAAGGTGGTGGAGGTGGACCAGTGATACCATCAACTGCACTTTTATTTATTCCTGATATAGAAGGAATAATTGAGGACTTGGCAGATATAGTTGGAACTTCACCATCAGCAACTGCCTCTATATGGGAGAACTTCACAGAGCCTCGCATATTCAATATTGATGTGGCATCTGGTGGGATGGTTACAGCCGACCAAATATATGCCCAAGGTTTCTATAATCAGGTTGGAGGTGCTGGACAGGGTACAAATATAGCTTACACCGGAAATGTCAATTTTGGGGCATTTGAGGGTGGTGAATATTATACATCAGGTTTATTCTTTTTTGAGGGGCAGTTGGATAATAATGGTGATATATCTGACACCGAATTTGTGCTATTGTCAATAAAAGGAGACGTAGATATTACAATAAGATTTGGAACTGGCGCACAACTGGACGTGGATTATGCTGACCCAACCGACTATGTGACAGAATTGAGAATTGGTGGATTGTTGGCAAGCAATATAGTCCTATATGCGACTATTGTTGTTGACACTAATAACGAAAACCAATTATTTGAGATTGGATATTCTGAGTCCGGTTCGGCAGTTAGACCATTACCATTTTGATTCTTGGTATAATGTCGTTCGGATGACATAAAAAATAAATAAAAAGATATGTTTACAAAACTTAAAAAACTATTGAAAGAAACTGAAAAAAGAGTGAAATCAGGTAAAGAACCTGAAGTTGCTGTGGCTGAGGCACTTGCAGAAGTGACCAAAAAAGAAACTGAATAAAAATGGAAGAAAATAAAGGTGGACAGGTAGCACCCGTTAAAACCCTGAACAACGGGCGAAGAGCTGATAGGATTTTAGCAAGAGCCAAAAGAAAAGAGTTCCTGGGCAAAGAGCCCGACTTTGAAACTTTGTTCAAAGCTGGACTTCTGAAAATTAATAGTGAAGGGAAAATAAAATTAGTCCCGGAAACCGACGCTAAGTGGATTGCCCTAAGTGATAAGGCGGAAGATGCTCCAACCACAGGTGAACCAGCACCACCAATGGTAGAGGAACCAACTCCAGCACCGGAAGGTTCAGGAACACCGGGACCGGTCGAAGGTAAATAAAATAAAAAAGAAAATGGAAAAGCAGATACCAATATACCGTGCAGTCTTGGCTAAAGGTGAGCTTGATTATATCTCGCTCGTCGATAAGCCTGCTATTGTACAAAAGGGGTTGGCATTCGCTGAAAGTGTCACGGACTATCCAAAAGGTATATCTGAAACTGCACAAAGAGCACTCAATTACGTTGATAAAAACGGATGGGGAAGTTGTGGTACGGACGTGGGCAAAACCCGGGCGCACCAGCTCGCCAAGGGTGACCCTATAAGCATAGAGACGATAAATCGCATGTATTCGTTCCTTGCACGACATAAGGGTCAGGACGCGGATAAAGGTGAATATGGTGATGGTTGTGCTCGTCTGATGTATGACGCTTGGGGTGGTGATGCTGCCTACGAATGGTCCGGTAGGTTTTTGGATAAACTAAAAAACGAAAAATTAAATAAAACCGCTTATCGTTTTGAATATAAACTACAATTCGCTGACGAGGATAAGCAGATTATTGTCGCCCCTGCGATGATTCCGGATTTTCCCATTTATCGTTTTGACGACGAAATAGGTGAATATGCAATTATTTTTGATGCGGAATCCATAGCATATTTTCAGGAATCATTTGCAAAGAGCAATAAAAATTACAAAATAAATTTTGACCACCTTTCCGAAAAGGAAAATGGTGTTGTGGAGAGCGCCTTCATTAAATCACAGTGGATTATAGAAAGTCGTGAAAACGACAAAAGCAATCATTATGGTTTCCGCGATTTACCAGTGGGTACGTGGATGGTCGAGGTGAAGGTAGACGATAAAGATTTCTGGAGGAAAAAAGTGAAGGAGGAAAAGAGGACCGGGTTTTCAGTCGAAGGACTATTCGAACTCGAATATACAGGAGAGAATATCGACATAAGTCGAATAATAAAAATGGATAAAGAAAAAATGGATATCAAAACAATGATAGAAAAAATGTCCGAACTTACCCCGGATGAACTCGCTTTGATCAAAGAGGCGATAGCCGACAAGGTGGAGGAGGTATTACCTGAACTCGAACAGGAGCAAAAGGATGAGCTGGTTGAGGAAGTGGTCGATCAGGTTGAGGAAGTGGTTGAGGATCTTATGCCTGAGCAGGTTGAGGAGGTTGAGGAAGCACTTGAAACCGAAACTGCAACAATTACAATTGAGGACGTGGAGGAATATTTGAAACCTAAAATGGACGAGATATATGCCTTGATTGCCGAACTCAAAAAGGAGAAAGTGGTTGAGGAAGTGGTTGAGACCCCGGTCGCAATGAGCAAAACTTCGGTCATGCTCGATGCAATGAAAAGCCTCAAAATGTCAGGTGTGACACTCTGAAAATTAACAAAAAATAATTAGAAATAATTATATAAAAAACAAAGAAAATAAAATGTCAAAAAAAATACAGTTGAAAAAACTTAACTTTGATCTGACGGAGCAGATGTTCCTGAACGTGGACCCTTCCGCTCTATATGAGACAAACGCGACCGAAATGTACCGCAGAGCGATGATCGGTGAAAATTCGACAAGATCAAACTTCCGTCCCATTCTGGGTGTGAAGGACCGGGTGAAATTAGCGCAGGTCGACTTCCAGAATGTAATCAAGGCTGGAACCTGTGATTTTGACCCGATGTCGGGTGATATTTCACAAAAATCTTTTGAGGTATGTCCGATCACCATACAAACCTCTATATGCTTGGACTCGTTGGAGACAGCATTTATGTCCGATTCCATCGCAAGGGGTTCAAAAGAAACCAACCTGCCACAGGCTTTCATGAATTATTTTTATGAAACTTTGGCTGCTTCGGTTGCAGAGGAGCTGGAAATCCTATCCCTTCAGGGCGACAGTGGACTTACAGCCAGCACTTTCCTGAATGCTTGTGATGGCCTAGAAATTGTGCTTGGTGATTCACAGCTCGTGCTGACTCCAATGACTGCAAGTGCCGTAACAATGACAAATGTTGTTGACAAACTTATTGAGGCAAGAAATGCAATTCCGGTGGGTGTGAAGGGTAAGTCAGACTTCGTTTATATGGTGAGCGTAAATTGCTACGAGGCTTTTGCCGATGCCGTAAGTGATAATCAGGCTTCCGGTCAATATTTTGTCGGTGGACTCCAGCTGAACTTCC